ATGGCTCAGGCTTCTACAGTTCAAAAGATTAAAGAGACTGAGACCGAAATTGCGGTCCTTCAGGTACAGTATACTCATCTTAATGAAAAAGTTGATGATTTTAAAACTGGCTTGAAGGACTTGCAAACACATATTGATAATCACATGGAAACTACCCATACTCTTATCAAAGATTTTCAAACTGAAAACAAAAAGCAGCATGACGAAGTAAACAAAAAAGTTAATGCGCTAGAAAAATGGAAATGGATGCTTATGGGAGCAGGCGTGTTAGCTGGTGCTATGGGTTGGCCTACACTATCAGCACTTCTTGGTATGTAATCAAGTAAGACTGTTTAACTTTTCAAGCACAATATCAATATTCACAGTAGAAAATAATCCGGGGTGTAAAGGCTTTGGATATTGTCCTTCTTTTACCCAAGCATAACCTACATGTTCATGATTTAATGTAGGAATAAATTCTTTTTTGATTTCGCAAAAAAACGTATGATACGTAAAGTTACCATTCACAAATTTTTGAATAGGTATAATTTTACAATCAGAAATATCAAAATTCATTTCTTCTATACACTCTCTTGCAATACCATCAAGTAATGTTTCATTTTGGTCTATGCCGCCGCCAGGAATACTCCAAGTTGAAGTTTGTTTGTCTGTTCGTAATAGATACAAAAATCTATTTGTCGATGAGCTATAAAAGAATACACCAGCTGCTTGTTTAATCATATTAGATAACGATGCTATAGTCGCCTTCGCCGTACCATCCTTCAAATGACTTAACCCACATGCCCTCATTTGGAACATATCTATATTGTATGTTAGTAGTCAAATTAGTCACAAATTCTACAGTAGTTGCATCATCTGCACTAAACTCTACTTCCCATTCATTAGTAATAGCGTTGTATTGTATGATATCATTGGCTGCTGCAACTAAATCACCCCAAGAAACAGTGGAATCACCGTCATATCCTATGCTTTCAACAATAAGATATCTAGTTCCGGGGAAGGGTCCGGGCAATCCTGCATTAGGGCCTGTCAATTGCGGATTGATGATTGCATTAATCGGCTCCAGTGTATTTTGCGGCAATGTGTCCGGGTCAATATTATAAATTAGAAATCTATCATCAATTGGGTTAGGCACAATTGTACCAACAATGTCATCTTCCATATATGGATTTTGTAACCAAATCTGACTAATGCCCGGCTTAATTGCTCCGTAGACGTTTAACAAGCTAGACCAATACAAGTCTGTATTCGGGGTGACAGGCTGTTCTATTGAACTATTGGGAGGATAGAATGCAGTGGCTTGAGGCAATAGTTGAAGTTGATTACCCAATAATAATAATTTATATCCATATGGGGTAATTTTTTGTCTGGTGCCCAGCAGTAAGTCTTCGTCTTGAATATCTTCTAATGCTTTTCCTTTAAAGATACTCGCAATAACTTTATGAATGACTCCCATCTTCTTAAGCTTACTAGCAGTAGTTAACCAAATTGGCATATAAAATTTCCAAGTCAATACATCAATGGGATTACCTGTACCTTGAGGAATACTTCTACTTGTAAATGTTAAACCATCTTGGAATACTGCGGTTAACGAGGTCCAATCTACAAAATTGTCAGTACTTTGCAATTCTAGTGCGGGATTGAATAATGTACCCAATTGCTCAATAATTTCTAATTTTTGTTGATAGTTAGTTGTCCAAAAATCAACAGTGATTCTTAATCTATAAGGAACCGGCATCAGCCTCTCAAGAGTAAATGCTTGTCCCTGAACCTGCTCATACTCACCAGTTTCTTGATTTACTGCTCTCTGTCTAATTTGCATTTTATCAACAAATGTAGGATTTTGAGTTCTATTTTGTTCGTATTCTAATCCACTTATATAATATGTAATTAATGGTGCACTTGGTAAATTACTTGCACTATTATTTGCAATTATAGTAGCCGCTTGTCTGCTACTGTCACCATACATTATAGGAACACGGATTAATATATCATTACCGTTTGGATCTTTTCCCCTAGTGACATACCAATTGCTGAATATTTTTGCAAATTGAATTAAGAATCTTCTGAGTTGATTATCATAAAAGTAGGCAGCCATAATTTATATTTCCGGTGGTATTACATCAAGAGCAGGTTGAAGAACAGATGACAATGGTTGCGCCTCTGGAATAACTTCTCCTGTACTATTTAGATAGATTTCACCTTCATTGTTAATAAATCCTGACAATAGTGAAGTATCCTGAGCAGTGAATCCAGTATCAGTTCTTACATTCTCACTAATGCGAATCCATAATTGACCATTCCAACGATATAATATCTGCGGCATATAGTCAATGCGCAAGAAATAGTCACCTACTTGCGGATTTTGCGGGAAACTTATTCCAGCACCAACCGGATATCCATTGGGAGCAGTGCCGTCACCAGTCATATATCCTGTGCTATATCCGAATGCTCTAGGACTTGCTCTCGTAATATACTGAAATGCAGGATCACAGTCTGCACGATAGTCCATCTGTTGGGTAATATCGGCAGTGAATCCAGTTGCGTCGGGGTCTTGATCGGCTGTAGCATATGTATTATCAGCAGTACCATAAGGCCCTGTAATTATACCCAATGACTGTACTGCAAGAGATTTTGTAGTTTCTACTGAACCAGAACCGCTTTCCGTTAATTTAGGTGTTTCTTCTACCATATTCAAACTAGCTTGTACAAATCTATCTAGTTTGTCTTCAATATCCATGTCAGCAGTCATGTCCCAAATACTAGCAAGAACTTCTTTTTTAATTTTAATTCCGGCACTAGCATTTTTATACTTTGGACTACGCATGAGTACCACAGTTCCTTCTACGGGAATAGTAGTGCCTGTATTTCCCGAAGTAACTATGTTAATAGGAGGCGCCGGCTGATTAGTTTCTTCGGACAATACATTATTAGATTTGAATTTGCCATACGTGGGAACAACATATAGCTTACTAGTATCGTATCCTGCCTTAGGTACTAATCTCTGTGCTTCTCTTAGTGCAGCATCATTGATTGCAATATTCTTGTTGTACGTAGAGAGAATACTTGCCAAACTATCATTTTCTTTGAGAAGCCAATACGCTGGGTCAGGAGGTTTGACCCCGATCGGTACTTCTTGGATAGACTCGTAAATCTTGTCACCAAATGCAATAGTGTAGCCGGGCGGATATGTTTTGGTAGCATCCCAATCACCGAGATAGTTGTCTTGATTGATCGGTTCTTTAAGAATATCAGTAAATTCTTCACTGTTGATAAGCGGTTCACACTTAATACGCCATAAGTGAGGATACCAAGTTTGACTAAAGCCCTCACTTGCATAGTTACTATCCGTGATTTGATAGAATCTCTTTAACGCAACTGGAATAGTTTCATTAAGTGGATTGTAATCAAGTAAGTGCGGAAGCTCCAGTACGTCACCGACCATAAGTTTTCTACCTACAAGATCTATCATATCGTTGTAGTGGACAGTGATAAAGATGATATCATTATTCAGGAACAGCCCGAATTGGCTTAAGTCAAAGTCTAAGTTTTGTACGTTATAGTGACCGCGAAGACGATAGATGTTCTTATCATACTTTCTATCACGGTTCTCTAAGAACAGCAAGTCTTGAATGTTCAGCGGGTCTAGCGTATCATAGTTCGGCTGAGTGAAGTCAGTTGATGTATCACCCGTCGCCGGACCTAAGTATTTGTGAATATATAGGTCTGTTCCACCCACAGTGAATTGCTCGGCTATCGTTCTGTCAAGGAAACGATAATCGTTTTGTTTGTTGGATCTATATAAACTGAGCTTAGGCATATAGTTATTTATCGCAAATAAAGGTTGACAAGGTTCTATAAACATGTTATAACAATACTTCAAGTAAGAAAGGAATTATTTTGAAAACATTTAAACTTCTTGTTACCACCGCAGCATTAGTATTTGCTACTGCTGCTCAGGCGGAATCAGAAATTGTTGTCACTGCATTACGCACGCCAACAAATATAGAAAACACTGGAACTCAGGTTACTATTGTTGATAGTACTGAAATCACAAACAGGCAAACTGCAACTATTGCAGAACTACTTGCTACTCTACCTGGCGTCACGATTGACCGTTCAGGAAATACCGGAAGCGTTTCTAGTGTTAGAATCCGCGGAGCAGAAAGCGCACAGACTCTAGTATTGCTAGATGGTGTGCGAATGAATGATGTTGCACATCCAGCGGCTGGCTTTGATTTTGGCAGCTTAGTCACAGGTAACATTGATCGTATTGAAGTATTGCGTGGCCCTAGTTCTGTTCTTTGGGGCAGTCAAGCAGTCGGCGGCGTAGTAAGTTTGACTACTCGTGCTCCTAGTGATAATCTTACTAGTCGTGTTCGTGGAGAATACGGCTATGCTGACACCGCTCGTGCATATGCTGACCTTAGCGATACGGTTGGCCCTGTATCTTATCTTATTGGCGGCGGGCATGAACGTAGTGATGGAATTTCTGCGGCTGCTAACGGCGACGAACGTGATGGATTCAAAGCTAGTGCTGCAAATGCTAAAGTAGGCATTCGTCTTTCAGACAATGTAACTGTTGACTTGCGCAGCAACTATTTAGAAACTCGCTTTAGTTTTGATGGGTTTCCTCCCCCGTCTTATGCTCTTGCAGATACCGGTGAGTATTCAAAGACTAATAGCCTTAGTGGTTATGCCGGTCTTAATGTTTCACTGCTTGATGGCAAGTTTAAAAACCGTGCATCATACAGCCGCGTAAAGTTGAATCGCTATAATTACGAAACTGACAACACTGAAAACTTTCGCAGTGCCGGACTTAATCAGCGATTTGAATATCAGGGTACAGTTGATTTAGGTTCCAACAAAGCTATCTTTGGTTATGAACACGAAGCAAATGACTTTGAAACTAGGTACAACTACTCAGGTTGGGTCGGTGGCAATGCTGCTACTGCAAACATTGATAGCATCTACGCACAGATTGCTACAAAGCCACTCGCTAATCTATCAGTTAATGCAGGTGCCCGTCGTGATTGGCACAGTGGTTACGGAAACGAAACTACATTCGGTGCTGATGCTGTATATGCGTTAGGCGATACTACATTACGAGCCAGCTATGGTGAAGGCTTCAAGGCTCCTACTCTCTATCAATTGTATGGGGACTACGGAAACGATGACCTTCTTGCAGAAACAGCAAAGGGTTTTGATGTAGGAGTATCACATAAGTTTACCGACCAGTTTGATGTTACTGCTAACTATTTTAAGCGTAACACTAACAATCAAATTGATTTTGACCTTGGTACGTACACTTACAGTAACTTAGGTACCACATCAGCACAGGGTGCAGAAGTCATTGCTACGATTGTCCCGTTGACTAATCTAACGGTGTCTGCGAACTACACCTACACTGAATCTACTGACAAGGATACAGGACTTGATCTTCCTCGTCGTCCACGACATACTACATCAATTCGTAGTGATTATACATGGACAAACGGACTTGCAACAGGCGCAACGATTCGCTATGTAGGTAAGGCTTGGGAGAACGCTGCCAATACAAACAAGATTGATTCTTATGTGTTGGTAGACGCAACTGTCCGCTATCCCTTGACTGCATCACTCGAATTGACTGGCCGTGTTGAAAATGTCTTCAATGAAAGTTATGAGACTGCAAAGGGGTATGGTACATATCCTAGAGCAGGGTATGTAGGTATTAGACTACGATACTAAGATAAAAGAAAATAGCCTCATTGATTTGAGGCTATTTTTTTGGTTGACAACGGTAACCCATTTTGCTATAGTGAATATGTAGCAAGGAGATAGTGAGATGGGTTATCAGATTCTTCGTGATCGTGACACTAAGTATCAGCCTCGCAAGGGTCTTGAGGGGCCGTTCTATTATCCGAATGGACGAGTGACCTACTACGATCCGAAAGAGGGTGCGTATTGGGACCCTACCACAGACTTCTACCTCTCGTTTGAGGAACAGACCGAACTACAAAATATGATTTTTGACAAACTTAAGGCTTGACATTTCAAGCCTACCGTTGTATAGTGTATAAGTAATCTGAAATTCAGGAGATAATATATGGCTCGTCGCCCCTCAATCATCAAAGCTAAATCTACTAAGAAGGTCACTCGTGCCCCTCGTCGTGGTGTCAATCGTTTTAGCTTGATGCCTACTGACAACTGGGATAAGGCAAGGTTTTTCGCTCACTATGATGTTGAGCGCAAGGATTGCGGCAACAAGGTTAGGGAATATATCAAGCAGAACTTTCCCAAAGATGTCTTGACTAAGGTCAATCGTCTTCCCGATTGGAAGGTTGATATGTATAGTCATTGGGCTGCCACTGCCCATCTTCTAGAAGTTAATCCTGATCTTGTTCCAGATGGTTACAAGACTGGCATTGTCAAATGGATTGAAACACTTGCTCTTGAAGGAGCAGCACTCACCGCTAAGAAAGAAGAAACTGAAGGCGAAGAGAAGCCTAAGAAGGTAGTCAACATTCAGGAAATCATGCGTGAAAAGGCTGATGAAGCCCTCGGCGACATTGAAGCACTGTTTGATGAATTTGTTAATTCAGGTTTCTCTAAGGATTTCAGCATTGACAAGAAGGTCGTCGGTGCATTGTCTTCCCGCAATGTTCTTCCCCAGCATCTTGCATTGGCTATCAAGCGTTGGAACACTCTGCTGAACGAATATCTTGAAGTTCAAACAGGCAAGTGTGACCAGCTGAACGAAGGTTATAGCAACTACAGCAAAATGCAGCTTCGTTATGCTATCAAGTTGATTGAGGATATCATTGCTGAATTCAATGGCTACATCAGTCTCAAGCAAGTTGCTAAGAAGCCTCGTGCTAAGAAGGCTGTACCCGTTGAACGGGTCGTTGCTAAGCTTAAGCACTGCAAGTCGTTCAAGGACGATGCACTCATGCTTGAAC